ATTATTGAAATCAAAATTAGGTGGATCTTCTTCAGTCCAACCACCAGTTTTATAACCTGTATATACACAACCACTACTAATGTGTACAATAGGAGTATGACGATTATTCAATTCTAATTTTAAAGGCCAAATTACATTACCATCAATACATTCTTGTTTATGAATTTCACAAGCGTCAACATTAGGAAATCCAGTATAACCAGCGGCATTAATAATAACTGTTGTGTCGAATGAGATTTCATCTGCGTGGGAAATCCACTCATGCTCAAGACCTTGTTTTTCTAGTTCTTTTTGAATGTGTTGGCCAACATATCCATGTCCAATTAATGTAATCATAATTTTCTTTCTTTACTTAAATATTGTACGGCTTTCATCACGCCTTCTAAATTATCACCTAAACAACCAATTGAGTTGTTACATTTTTTACACAACCAACCTCTAAACGTATTAGTTACTGGATCGTGGTCACAAGATAAACTAATTTGTTTATGGTTTACGTCAACATTTCTTCCACCACAGCACTCACAAAATTCTGGTGGTGGAGGTGCAGTCTTGCGCATCTCTTTAACCAATTTCATCCTAGAGCCGTGACAAGTCTTACAACGACCATCTAACTTATCAAAACGAATATGGCTTTTATAAAATTCAGATAAAGGCTTTTCTATATGACAGTAAATGCAAGCTTTGGTTTGTTCCATTACTTGAATTCACAATCAACCATAATTTCAGTCAAACAAGCGACCATATTAATTTCATGGTCGGCCACGAATGCTGATTGATATTGATATTTAGATAGGTGTAGGACCAATTGCGGAACCGAATTGGCTTTAAGAACTTCGTATAGTCCATCATAAAGTTTACGATAAATCTTTACGGGGTCATTGTCAAGGTTATTGGTGACCCACTTACGAACAGATGCAAAGTCTTTATCTTTTAACGCAGCCACCAAAGGCCCAAGTTGTACATCAGCAACAGAGGCAACAATACCAGCATCGATATTTCCAGAAACGGCATAGCGCTGAAGTTCGTTAAGAACCCTACGATTGTCCGGGAAGTGTTTTGTAATAACTGCTGCAACGGCATCTTTCGAATATGTGACACCTTCTTGCTCAAGGATCCACTCAACTCTTTTAAAGAACTGTGCAGCCATTGCTTGTTTAGAACCGTTGATTTTAAAATCAATGACAGAGCAACGAGAGTGGATTGGATCGATGATACGATTTTTGAAATTACAGGTGAATATGAACGAACAGTTTGAGGAAAACTCCTCAATTGCGCCACGCATTGCTGGTTGAGTTGAATTAGGATTAAGATAGTCGGCTTCATCAATGATAACCACTTTTCTTCCACCTGAAAGAGAAACCGATGAAGCGTAGTTTTTAATTTTAGTACGCAAGACATCAATACCAGATTCATCGGAGCCATTGATGACAATATAATCACAGCCAACTTCTTCACAGAGTGCCTTTGCGATTGTAGTTTTGCCAACACCAGCCGAACCCGATAATAATAAATTTGGTATTTCTTTTTTAGCGACATACTCTAAGAATGTGGATTTGATTGCATCCGGTAGGATACAATCTTCCACTCTGGATGGTCGATACTTCTCGACCCATAATAGATGATTCATTCAATACTCCCATGATAAATTTACTACTCAATTATACTTTGCTGAATTTTGATTCAGATGCAATCCAATACTCAATATCATCTTTGCTATTTTTGAAGTGTGTAATGCCTTTGAATGAAACTTGAACATCATAATGACCTGGAATCATTTTAATATTTGTTGCACTAAACACAATCTTAAATGGTTTACCATTAGGCCATCTGCCTTCAGAAATTTCAACTGAGTTGGTGTGTGCTGAATCATCTTCAGCATCAAAAGTAATTAACTCAGCTTTAGTACCATCAGATTGAATTGCAATGTGTGGTGAAGAAAGCACTCTAGAAGTATCTAAAAGCCATTTGTAATCTTCTTCACTTAAAGTAAATTGGCAATCAACATCACCAATATTTAAATCTTTTTCTGGCGGAACTGTAATCATTGATTTATCGGTTTTACGATAAGCCATTTTCTTACGACCAGATTTGAAAATAACATTTGCGGTATCAAAGTCCAATTCAGCAGAATCTTTGAATAAAGAATTCACCGATAGAAATTGATTCAAATCATAGATACAAAAATCTTCTGGAACTTCGTCTTTGATTCCGGCCTTGGCCAGGACTGACTTACCGCCAGACATAGTTTTAAGTTCTTTACCTTTTTTGAATTGAATGCCTTGGTTAATTGAGGCAAAGTTTTTCAAAACATTAAGTGTTTCGGTTGATAGCTTCATTTTACTTCTCCATTATCTAAAAAATCAATTGTATCATGTTCATATAAAAACATCAAGCAGCACAGCGCATGTGCTAAGTGATTCTTACCAGTTTCTTGGTCGTCTTGTTCACCTGATTTCCAAGCCCAAAGATGCCGTTGCATGGCATCAAAGTATCTACGCTTGGCGTCAGGAACTTTTTTCCAATTATCTGGTTCATACTTCTCTGCACCAAAGGTTAAAATTTCTACTGTTGCCTTTAGTGCGTTTGGTGGTACTAAACCATATTGCAGTTTACCACCATCAAACTTACGACCACCCGTGGTGGCCGTTTGTGATGATTTAACAATATCTTCAACAGCAGCGCCTTCATAACCTGGATGATAAGGCGCTTCTTTAACAAATTTAGCCGCCTCAGCCGCATCATCAACAGTTAAAGATTTGCCGGTGTAAACACCATAAGTTTTAAAATTGCCCGTTGTGCCGTAAGTTCCGTAAGTTCCGTAAGTTTTCATTCTATGTTCCTTTAACCAATCATTTGGTGGTTCATGTACCGTATTTTCACCGTCAGGTGTACGCATTACATTTCTCCAACAAAATTAGCAACTGCTGGCATATCTCCTTGGAAATGGTAAGTGCCAATGTGTGCTGTTTTCATCCAAGGACACAACCAAATTTTACCGCCAATGTTACGCCAGTATTGGCAGAACATATAATCTTCGGATAGATAACGATGTGATGCGCCTGCTTCCATATCTAATAATTTTTTAAATCCATCTTTAACATCTTTACCTTCAGCAGCATCTTTCATTAAAGAATGTACATGGTCAAAAGGATAACCGTTATCAATAACAGTATCAAAATAGGCATGAATGTAACGTGAACCATCAAAGTTAGCTTGGCCAACATGGTCAGGTTTGTAACGGAATTCAGGATACGCTGCTTCCCATTTTGCAAACACTTCACGCTTAATCATCATAAAGCCAGTACCAATCTCCATAACTTCTAATGGTTCTGTTACTTGGAATTGTGCCGTGCCTTTAACAGGATTAAATACATAATCACCAGTAACTTTTTCAAGCATACCTGGTTCTAAATTAGGATTCTTTTCAATAGCACGTTTGACTGCACGCCATTTAATGGCTTTCTTAGGATAAGGACCACCAGCAACATCTTTGTCTAGTGCTAACAAAGCAATTACATCTTGTGGATTAAAATGAATATCGGAATCGATGAACAACATATGTGTACAATCGGAACGATGAATAAACTCGTCAACCAAATAGTTGCGAGCTCTAGTAATTAAGGACTCATTAAATAAGAATGAGAATTTGACTTGTATGCCATACTGCATACACATACCTTGTAAGTCAAGGCACGCTTTCATATACAGGCCATGATTTTGGCCACCATACATCGGTGTCGCTACGAATAACCGTTTATTTTGTAAATCTTCTTTTTTAATTGATATTTCCATTTGGACTCCGATAATATTAAAAAAGGGGACCTAAGTCCCCTACACACAGATTAGGTTAGTGAATAACCTGATTTGATAGCTGCACGAACTAAAGCCTTAGTTGGCTTGCCCATGCGATAGAAAGCAACTTTTTTACCATCTACAACTTTTTTGTTTGTGTAGATTACATGACCTTCTTGACGGAGTTCGTCAATGCGGGCGGTAACATTGGTAATGCCGAAACGGCGTTGTGCTTGTTTGACAGTAAAAGTGTTGTAACCTGAAGGTTGTTGTAAGGCGTTCAACATCTTTTCTTTAGCAGATAAATTGCTCATTGTAATACTCCATAGTAAAGTTAAAAAATCCTTGCCTTAAGCAAGTTCACACAGTATATCATTATGTATGTGTGTTGTCAAGCGTTTATCGACCAACTTGTGGTAAATATTTCGCTTTGGTATCTTCCCATGACAGGTAAATAAGGTCGTCATAGAAAAGAGTTTCGTAAGATACCGTATTCTTTTTTTGTAACTGCCGAATACGGCCTTTGGCATACTTGGTTTTCCAAATATTACTCAATGCTTCTTCACTGGTATCGAAAGACTTTACCAATGCCTCATCTGTAATTTCCTTACGGAGATATTCATTGGTATTATTATAGAGTGGACTAAAATAGATGCCACGTTGATGTTCGGTACGAATGAGTTGTTTAGGAATACCTAATTTGGAATAGGCAAAGTTTAATGACCTATTTTTGTGGTCACGCTTAAGTGGAAGGCCTTGAGTATTCTTGGCTTCCCACCATTCAAAATATTTACGAGTATGGTTTTCTTTAATCCAGTCAAACACTAGTTTTTTGGTTGCTCTACTAGGTTCAAATGCCACAGAACCTGAGGAGAATCCCATTTTATTCCAATGTTCTAATCCATCATACTGAGATAGGCCCCCAGACTTAGTATTCCCATAAAGACTAGTAGTTGTAACTCCAACAAGGACATCTCCATATTGTTTTTTCCAATCCTTTTGAACTGTATCGGACAAACACATTAGTGCCAACAATTTACCACCCATGTAATTAAAACCAAGTGGTTGTAATGGAACAATTGTAGAACCGATTGCAGTATGGTTAATCATGTGTTGCTGTGTCTTAATATCTCTCGACCATCCGATTGCATTATCTCTCGGAGTTAAGTCCAAGAAATCTGAGGAGATACAGATGACACCAAGGTATTTATTAGTTACCTCATCTGTTAAAACATAAAAAAGGTTACGGCCAATGTTAGAGTTGTTTTTCATTGTAGATGAGAATGTACGAATTGCATTCCATCTTTCGGCATCAGGACCATTAGAGAGAACCATAACAGGTTTCAATTTCTCATAATCATCAGGTTCTTGTGGCATCCAAAAATTAGATTTTACTTTATCAACTAATTTCTTTTGTTCAGGATCCACCATCATGGTTTCAGAACCAAATAATGTAGATACTTCATGAACAGGATATCTTTCTTTTACTTCACACCACTTTTGGTATAAAGTATACTCACGAACATCCATTTGAGAAGCGTATGTTAAGTCCTTGATGAGGACTTCTTTCATACCATTTTCATCAATATGTTCAAAGGTCGTATTATTTGCCGACCATTTTTTCCATTGCGATTCTACAAACTCAATTGGTGTTGCCATTATTTTAAGCCGATTTTCTTCATTAATTTATTTCGTTTCTTCATGCCAGATTGCAATGCCATTGGTTTAACACGACTAGTATACACTATTCCATTCATGTGGTCAAGCTCATGTAGGAAACAACGAGCAGATATACCAGAATAAGTTGCCGTTTTTTTCTCACCATTAAAGTCTTGGTATTCTACATCAATCATTGCGGGTCTGGTAATAGACAATCCTAAAAATGGAAAAGAAAGGCATCCTTCTACCATATGTTTTTCATCATACGATTTTAACAATTTTGGATTGTAATGTGCCACAAAGTTATCTTCGGCACCCATAACAAAAACTCGGTATTTGAAACCACATTGGTTGGCAGATAATCCATAACCTTTGTGTAACTTACAGGTCTCAACCAAAGATGAGGCAAGCTCATTTGGATTAACTGGTGGTGTTGTGAAATCAAATTCAGGCATTACTTCTTTTAAGATTGGATGGTCCTCAGACACCAATCTAAAAGTAGGAATACTTCCTTTAGGTAATGATACCGATTCTTTTACGGCATCTTCTGTATTAATTTTAAATAGTTCGGTCATTTCATGTTCTCCCATAATTCATCAAAGATACCTGCTGACAAATCAAAACCTAATAAGGCTTCATCAACAAGGTCTGTACTCAGTTTTGCATCAAGTGCTTTAATCAAAGCAGGCCTATCTTGAAACTGATATGCCAATCCTGAACCAGGAACTCTCTTAGCAATAATTTTACCACCATATAAATCACCCATATGTCTTACATAAACATGAGCCAATAATTTGGGCCGATTAGTGTTATCATAATTTAATTCAACGAATCGGTTACGATACTTTTCTGTACTTGAATATCTTATTGATGGATCCCACATATGCAGTTCACCTAAGTCCTTTTCAATATACTTCGCTCTACGCAAATCAGGCAAGTCCCAAGTGAGACCAGCAGTTGAAGCATAATATTCTAGATTACTATAAACAACATACATTTGTTGTAGGTACATACCATAGTGTTCTTTAGTGATTGTACCACCCAATAGATATTGCACAAAAGGATGTGCTTCTACCTCTCTGTGTTTGGCGTTGGTGTATTCTCTTAATATACTCATTTTGCAATCTGACTAAAATTATTTTTCTTTTCAAAACGGATAACGGATCTAAACTTATCAAACAACTGGTCGCCCTTATGGCTGATAACAAATACATTGGTATCAGAACCAACATCATGAATCAATTTTAAAAACTCATCTGTACCAACACCATCTAAACTACTATCACACACTTCATCTAATATTAATAGATTGGTGTTAGTGGAGTTTTTTAACTTGGCAATCTGACGCCATGTAAATAACAAGGCCAAGTCAATACGCATCTTCTCACCTTCGGAGAAATTGGCATAAGAGAACTCATCACGGTGCCTTGATTTAATTGTTTCTTCAAACGATTCATTGATATTAAAGTTTACAAAGAAATCCATGGCAGTCAAATACTTATTAATCAACTTGTTCATAATAGGTAAGTATTGACGAATAATCTTGGTCTTAATACCAGTATCTTTTAATAGAGAACCGGCATATTCATAATATTGTTTTTGTTCAGATATCTCTTTTTGTTTACTAACTAACTCACCAAGTTCCTGTTGTAGTTCTTTTAACTTGTCGTTTTCATCCTCAAGATTGTCTTTAGTGGCTGCAAGTTCTTCAATTTCCTTTTGGAGTTTATTAATGTAAGTATTGATTGCTGAAATTGTGGAGTTGTGTTTGACGATTTCATTATTATGGTCCTGTATGTGTTTAACTATTTTTTGGATTTGTTCAATACGGTTGTTCGCCGCTTGGATTTTTGTTTCAATATCTTGGATTCCAACTCCAATTTCTCCTTTTGTTTTATCGATTCCACTAAGCTGGCTACGTCTGAAGGTGTCAGCGATACTTTGTTTACAGGTCGGACAGTCGTGGTTTTCTTCATAGAATTTATACTCCTTTTCTAATTTCTTTAAACGAGATTCTAGTTTGGACTCTAATTGAATTAGTTTGGTACTTTTCTTTTCTATATTTAATTTATCTTGTATCTTGCTCTGTAACACATCAATGTGTTTTTGAATTAAACCAATATCTCTTTGTAATGTAAAGTTTTGGTCAATACTGTCATTGACTTCTTTCTTCTTCTTTTCAATTTCGGTATTAGAACGAGTTTTATGTTCTTCTATATTTTGTTTTTGAAACTTAATCTTCTCAGCGGCAAGTTCCATTTGATACTTATTTGCTGTTGTCTGCTCTTTAATCTCTGACATTCTTTCTTTGACAACACCATTCATTGATGAGAAGATACCAATGTCTAATAAGTCCTCAATGATTGCTCTTCGGTCAGCAGGAGTAAGTTGCATAAATGGAACAAATGATGCCGAACCTAATATAACAACTTGAGTAAAGGACTTAAAATTTAATTTGAGAATGAACTTCTCTAAGTGTTCTTGATAATCTTTCGATGCGGCATTTTGGTCGACCATAACACCATTGGACCAGACTTCAAATACATTTGGTTTAATACCACGAACTACCTTATAATCTTTTTTACCAATGGCAAATTCAATCTCAACAACCGCAGCTTGATTATTAATAGAGTTGAGTAGTTGTGGTTTATTAATCTTACGAAATGGTTTACCAAAAAGACCAAAACACAAGGCATCTAGAATGGTGGACTTACCCGCACCATTATTGCCAATGATTAATGTGTTTGGTGACCTTTGAAAATCAATTTCTGTAAATGAATTACCAGTTGAAAGAAAGTTTTTCCATCTGACTTTTTGGAATATAATCATTGACTAAAGTGAGTATCTACCTGTGCGTTGACAAGATTGATAACATCGATGTTAGCATCAATATTTGGTTCTGGATTTTCTGAAAATTCAGGAAGGTATTGTTCAGCCACATTTGCTGATTCAATTATAATCCATTGAGCAAATCGAGTTAATCCTTCTAGGTCTGGATTATCACCTAAGCCAGCAGATATTTTAAGTTCTTCAACTTTTTCGTCAAAGGATTGAGTGTTCATAATTCCTAATATGTGTTCTTTAGCTCTCTCCTTATACTCAGCTATAACCATATCAGCAAATAAATTTAATCCTTCTTGGTCTGGATTATTTTCTACACCAGCATTTATTTTAAGTTCTTC